GGTGGATACCACCATCAATAAAATCCCCGACCTTTGCATCTATCAACGTGTCGTTAATGACTTTGTCACACGCTACGTTCCACGCACTGGCGTCCCTATGTTTACGCCTTAGTGCATGAGCCAACATGTAGTGCATGGCTTCATGTGCCATCAAGAACATAATATTCTTAACGGTTAGGGGTTCAACAAACTTGGGGTTCATCATCATCTGCCCCGTGGCTGTCATCGCCGCAGTTGGTATGATGTTCGTGTACTGTATCGGTCGTTTCGATACTGCCGTTCCAAAGAACGGGTGGTCTAAGATAAGCAGGGCTTTAGCCTTACCTACCTTACGCTCAACTTCATGTTGGTTTACTGCTACTGTTTCCATTACTATCTCCTTTTATGCTTCCGGCGAACTATCTTCAATTGCTCTACTTACGTTTAAGTAATACTCGGGGGAATTACCGTAGTATTTCGTTGTTATGTCATCTACTGACTCTCCAAGTACTGTCACTTCCATACACATTGACGTTTCATCGAATGTGTCGTCAAACACCGCTTCTAGGTTCTGCCAATAGTCTACATCTGAGAACCCCTCGTACCATTTGACGTCCCACCATAACCACCTCATCATTGTTTTGGTGTCTCTGTCGTAGTCGTACACCTCACTCTCGTGGGTTTCAGACTTCGGCTCACTTAGCGGGTGGTAGTCTATGCCTTTCGGTTTCCCTTTCAACTTCTCAAATGCTACGAACGCAGTCACGTCGTCCTTGTCTCCATATATAAGTATGGCTACATCACTTCGATATCCCATAGTTCCTCCTTTTTCTGTTTTCCTTTGGTGGATAGTGTCCAAGAGCACAAGTACCCTTGAGTCCACCGTTGTAGTATTGAGCCATCGCTCAACAATTTGTATCGGTTGTAGTACCGCGTACCCCCTCTATACTCCACGCTACACCAACCCTGCCATCTGACTAACTAGACCATCTATCTGTCTAACTGCTTTCTCACGTACCGTCTGACTGCTACGTAAGTTGTCTTTGCCTACCGGACTAGCGTACGTTCCAACTAGGCTACGTAACTCATCAATCTTATCTTGGATAACGGGGTCATCACTTATATTGACTTTGTTCATACGCTCTGCCACATCTACCATGTTGTCGATTAGAGTATCTCTAAACACTGAGCCATCTTTACCGATTGGTATTGACAGTTTCTCTATCGCTCTACGCATAGGTTCAATCATCGAGTTGAGTACGTGCTTGGTCGCATTGACTCCGGCATCGTCTAACTGTTTCTGCAGGGAGGCTTTGTCTTCGTCGCTTATGACCACTCTGAAGTCGCCAGTAGTTGGAACGGGCATATACCTAATGTCAATACCAAACTTAGAACGTAGCGTATCTACATCGGGGTAGTCACTTGGGTCTGCTAAGTTCGGTTTCCTTTTCACTACTGCTATCATCGCTAGTCTGACTAAATCATCTTGCACTTCATCGTCCCAATGAGTACATAAGGTATCAACCGCTTGGTTCGCTGTGGCTACTAACTTCCTTAACTCTGCTGTGAAGTCGAAGTAGTGGTCTATGTTCAGCATATCCACACCGGTAGTCCAAGGCACAGTGTTGTCCTTGACGTATGTATAGACGTCGGTGAACTTTGAGATAGTATCTTTCACTCGGTTATCTCTACCCTCGAACAGATGTTTGTTCACGTTACCTGCACCGTAGTTCTTACTCTCTACTTGGTCTAACTTGTACGGTGAGTACATACGACGTTTAACGCTGATAAGCACTGCTTTCTCATCGAGTCCTTTGATTGATATACTAGGTTTCGTCGTGGTCACGGGTTTGTGATCGGGTTCATCGACTGCGGTAAGTCCAACTTGGACTTGTTCAGTCGCGTCGGGTACGGGTGGTACGAGTGGAGGTGTTTCGCTGTCCTCCACTGCTGTGTTTATGGCGTTAGCCAATATGTCATTCATGTTCATACTTATGCTCCTACTTGTGAAAATACTATGTACGCCGTGTAGGCATACAACCCTAGTACGATATACGCGAACGCTATCGCTACATTAACTACGGTGTTCATTAGTTACCACCCATGAAAATGTCTTTGTTCGCCACTGCCCAAGAGATAAAGTCTTTCGTCTGTTGCAACTCGGGGTGTAATCTCAGGGCGTCGGTGACGTACACCATCTGAAATTCTTTAGGCATACGAGCGATATATATCATATCCCTACCAAATGCTTCGGGTTCAGTCGTCATACTTAGGGCAGTCGCTACTGCGTACTTAACTGCCGGCTCGCTGGGTATCTCTACTTTCTCGGGCGTTAGTCGTATGCTATCAACACTTGGCATTTTCCCCATTAAGTCTCTCGCGGCTACCCATTCCGCCGCCGCACCTTCTCCAACCTTACCTTCACACGCATACATATATAAGTCTGTCGGTAGTTCTCTAGGTACTTCGGTGAACAGTTGAGTCCAAGCACGTTGTGTTGGATTAACCGAACGGTTAGCATCGAAGTCGTTAAGCAGTTGAGGTCTTAGTCGCATGAACGCAATACCTAACGGGTCGACATCATGTTCCATCGCCCACGAACACCAATCGTCGAGTGATGTTTCCATTTCAAACTCATACATACGGTTGGATAGGTGAGTCAGCAGTTGTTTCGCACCTGCTCGGTCTTCCACTCTATTACCCGTTACTAGAAACCGCACGTCTTTGTCTAGTTTGAAAGTCGGAGTGCATCGCTCTAATAAAAAGCCGGCTGCCCACGTTTGGTGGTGAGTACTAGACTGTGGCAGTTCTTCCAAGACAATCAGACCTGCCCCCGTTCCCTCTCTGAATTTGTAGAACATTTCAGTCGGGTTGAATATGGTCTGCCCATCTACTACTGATGGCACACCGGTGAAGTCCACTACGTCGTGGTTGTTAACGTGAACGATTAGAATACGGTCATCTGATATATCTAAGTTGTGTCCAACTTGGATACACGCGTCTGATTTCCCCATTCCCGGTTTGCCTTTGAAGAAAGGTACGGCTTTCGGTGATTTACGTAGTATTGATGTCGCTACGTCTACGACTTGGTTAATTGATGGCATAATTGCCCTCCATTGTTGTAGTAGCATAAAAGAGGGTGCTACTGTTCCCTATGTAATTGAGTGTCATTGTCTGTTTGGTTTCATACTAAATGCTAATACTCCACACCTATCGGCACAATACTCTCGGTATCCGCCCCTGCTGATGAGTCGTAGCATCTCTCCGGTGGGTAGCATGGTCATATCCTCTGAATCGGGACGCGCTAGTGTTTGATGCTTTGATGTAGTAGGTGAATATTTGGTTTCATTCCCGAACCACTGCTCAATGCCGGAGTCATATATGTACATCGGGAAGTGTTCACCGTATGAGTAGACAATGTATAAGTCTGTGTGCATATTTGGGTTGTGCTTGTATCTAGCGTAGGCACTCCCCGTGTTGTTATCAAATGCGATATGTTCGGTAGTGTATTCGTGCATTTGGTTGTTGTTAATTGTTTCCATGGTTTACCCTCGTTAGAAGTCCAAATTGGACTTGTGGTTATTGTTGATTACTTCTCCACCTTGGTATTCCACCCAAGGCATTCCTACACATTCACCTGCGATTGTTTGTCCGTCAGCAGTGTAGTATTTATCTCCACAACCTGTTATGAAGTTAATCATTAACCAAGCGAGGAGAGATGCTATTAATAAAGACATCAAGATTGATGCGGTGATTGATTTTAGTTTTTCCATTTTGATACTCCAAGTTAAATAAGTCATTAAGTTGCTGTTTAGGGTTGACAACTCCGAAAACAGATGTTAACATGACAGCGTCTGTCATGTTAATGAGGGCATAACCCAATAAATGCAATAAGACAAAGTTTCTATTAAGACATTGTATTAAGACAATAAGACACTCGTAAGTCATTGATATTCCAATAATAAGACATTAAGACAAAGTATCTGAGAGAGATTGGGTTGAACTCATTTTAGGTCGGGGAGTTGATTGTTTTTTAGAACTAACACTCTCTAACTTTTTAAAACTTCTTCTCTCTCTTATATTATGTCTTATTGTCTTATTGTCTTAATAGGGTACTCAACCCCTATCTACTAAAGCATTTTGTATTAAGACATCTAATAAGACACTGTAAATCGTGTCTTAATACCCGCATAGTAGGTTTATAGTCCGATTCCCATGTGTTTGGTTCAGTTTCGGTCATAGACCTATGAGTCGTGCCTTGCTCATTTTGGTGTAATGCGTTGCTGTCATTATAAATACATAACAAGTTATTCAGTTGATTTGATTGCATTGTAATATTCCTATGGTTGAGTTAGTAAGTTCTTATTGGTTTGCTTTATATACCTATGAGTCGTGCCTAGCACGAAAAGTCCAATTTGGACTTTCACGGATTTCAGACGCACAAAAAACCACAGTTAAGTGGCTTAATGCTTTTTGCTTTTGCTTATCCAAAGTTGATACCCTTAACGGCTTTTTCCGTTTCAACTTTAGTTATATTGTAGCGGTTGATTAACTTCTGCAAGTCTTTAGCAAAAGTTGGTTTGTCGCTATCTGACACTTCAGTTACTACCCACAGAAATTGCTTATTTTCTTTTTGTGCGGGGGTGCATAACCCATCGTCAAGCAAAGTTTTGTTTGCAGTCATAAAACGAATCTTATGGGTTAATTCGTCTTTTGGTTCTAAGCCTAGCATTTTACGCTGTGTACCTTTTGCGCCGAGGTTATTCTGAATTAACTTGATAGACTTATCACTATCCGCTTTGCCTTTAGCATACTCAGTAACATACTCAGCGTATGCAACTTGCATTTTTTTGTCTTTATAGATACTGACCAGCCTGTCTGCAATTGCGCCATATTTTTCACGCGCTTTAAGTTGGTCTGCTTTGTTTGTGTTTATGTCTTTGTGCAACTGATTAAACACTTTAGTGTATGATATTTTATTTGTCATTTTTTTCTCTCTCTATGCAAAGTCCAATTTGGACTTTTTGAATTGAGTCGCAATCCATATTGCCACTCTCTTACCATAGGGGAAATGTCCGATGGTTAGGGGGGGTAGGGAACGAAGGGGTGGGGTGTACCCACCCAGGCTTAGGTACCTCATACACCACAACCTCTAAAAATACTATACAGCTCAAAAAGAACCTCACCTACCCCCTACCCCGTACAAAAAAGCTTCCCCAAAAAAATCAGCCCTGCTAAAATAGTCTAATTATTGACAAACACTTGTTTATACAGGTACACTTGGCATCATGAGCAATCAAGTAGATAAACTTACCGACCCGGAATTCGCCCACACCTCCATACTTTCTCGCGGCCAGCTGCAGATGATCGAGGACGACCCTGCAAAAATGGAAACGTTAGCCCGCCTTATGGGAGCAGTTAACTTGGATAACCTATTTCGCCACATGCAGAACCCCTCAGTCAACCCTGCTACTCGCTTGGAGTTCCAGAAGATGTTGAACAAGATGGGTAAGCTTGAGCCTGATGGCAAAGACGTAGTTGGAGCTGGCGGACCACAAGTAATCATAAACATAACACGTGCTAAAGACCGTGAAGAAGCGATAACTATCGAAGGTAGTACCGTTTAATGGCTACAGTCCCACAAACACCTGCACATGAGATAAATTTTGAGGTAATTAAGTCACTAGATGACTTTTTCTACTCTGAAAAGTTCATCGCGCTAGCTGTCGGCCCCGTTGGTTCGACTAAAACGACAGCCGGTATTATGAAAATACTACATCACGCAGCCGTAATGGCACCGTGTAAGGACGGTGTAAGACGCTCGA